ACCGCTGTGGAACGAGTAAGACATCATCAAAGTCTAATTTAATTTCGTGATCGATATTCATTAAAACGGCGGTGCCTCTCTTGAGTAGTCATCTTCATACCGTGTTATGTCCTTCTCCTGACAAAGACCGAATTGAAACTCTGTGACCTCACATGTCTCGTTTGTGTCATTTATGAGGCGATGTAGGTATCCTCGCTCAATATGGATGGTGCCCCATTTCTTTAATCGCCAAACATTTGGCCCAATCTCGCACAGACATTCACCATCAGTCACAACCCAGAACTCTGCCCGATGGTTGTGCGCCTGTAACGATAGTCGCTGCTTAGGGTTCACTGTTATCTTCTTCAGTACAACCTCGTCTTCCCTGTACATGTCTTCGTATTTGCCCCAAGGTTTGATGACAGGGTTTCTCAGTAGAACTTTCTTTAATACTCCCATTATTCATCCTCCAAATCAAATGGTAGATCAGAACCTTCAATTGCCCCATCGGAGTCGGGTGCAACTCGGAATTCATCTCTGGTTCGTAATTCATTTAAGCAGGCGTGTTCACCGAGCATTCTCATATTAATGTAGTTGCCATCTTCCATGCCCGGACCATGCCTACATACAACGGGGACCAATTTGCGGTTACCCGCATTGGGACCATCTTCGGCCAATTCTTCTGGAGACTTGACCTTGAATATAGAAAAAGAAGTACACAGCCATATCAGACGATCAGAGCCGCTGACTGTATCTGTTGTCTCACGAGTGATGCCATCCCGATTCAACTGAACGAAGGATAGGCATGGAAAATCATACTTAACTGATAGATTGTGCAACGAGGTAATCTGAAAGCCCAGAGCCTGATACTCCTGTATGTTGCTGGTGATAGAGCTGGATGACATCAGTTTAAGATAATCATAGATAACAACGCACTCATTAGTACGCCCGGATTCATCCTGTCCAACTTCTTGCATTATCCATCTCTTGATGGAATTCATTATTTGCTCAAAGGGCGCACCAGCCACACTAATATATGTGTAGGGAATATCTTTAATCTGATCAATAGCCCCTTTAACACTAATAGTCTTCTCGTCGTTATCGGTAAAGCTGCCGGTCGCCACCTCATTAATTGGCACGCCGCTAAGATTGGCTATAATGCGATTCAAGTGATCCTCTTTAGACATCTCGGTGTCGAGCATGAGAACGGGAACACCCTGATTTGCCACATTGAGGGCCACGTTGTCAGCAAAAACACTTTTACCGACTTTTGGTCGTGCTGAAACCAGATCAACACATTTTCTGCGCAATCCCCCACCAATAGAAGCATCGTATCGAGCGAAATTTGTGGGCACCCCAATCTGGTCACACTTGTTTTCCATGAGGAAGTCTAGGTACTCTTCGACGCCTTCCCCTAGACGCTCTGGCTTGTGACCTGAGTCATCTTCTCGTAGGAACTCCATAATGGGGTTCTCTACAATGCCTATGATATCGTCTATAGACTCATCACCATTAATAGACTCTACATCCCTAGAGATCTTCGATGTGAGACTTTTGATCTTTCTGGCAAATTCATATTTCTTTATTTGCGCAGCGAAGTAGACTACATTATCTTTCTTGATGGGGAATTCCATCAATGAGTTAATATACTCTAGCTCCTGTCGGGTGTTTATAGCATCGGAAAGATTTAGTTGTTCTGCTGCCGACAAGATGGCAGGAAGGTCAACCTCAGCCTCATTTTGAAGGACTTTTTCTATGCACTTGTAAATAACCTGATTGTTCTGATTTCCAAAGCTTCCATGGTCAAGCAGGTCTGATATTTCTACGTAAGACTCTAGTCCATAGGTAAATAAACCCGCCAAAACGGCGCGCTCCGCACCTATATCTGATAACTGAGGACTCATTGATTATCTTCCTGTACAACGATTACACCGATGAAATTCGCCATAGATAAGATTTTCATTGATAGAGAATTCTCTACCGCAGACGTGGCATTCTACTTGCCTCTTGTTGGGCTTGCCTCTCTTTCTGGGCGTCTTTTCAAAATTGGGGGTCTCCACATCTCCAAACTCCCCCGTATCTTTCCATTTATTTTTTTTGAACTTCACTGGTGTCTTCCTGTTCTTCGAGGTATCGGGTCTTGTAACCGTAAAATTTTCTGTTACAGTTGGTGTTGATTCAGAGGGGGCCGCAGCCCCCCTCGGTTCTTCTTGAACTTCAACGCCCATAGTTTCTCCTGCGGTCTTAAATAGATTTTCAAATTGTTTCTTCTGTTCACCATCTAAGGATTTAATGAACTTAACCATGTCTTCTGGATTCATTTTCTCTTACCTTTTTCAATTAAAATGTCTGCCTTTCGACGAATGTTATACTCTCTGCTTTTGAGCATCTCCAGCCTGCTCTCTGCTGTCATTAACCACTCGTTGATATTCTTTGCTATAACATTATTCCGCTTTATGAGGTCGACCTTGGTCTCATATTTCATAAATTGTACTTCAATTTCTGCTACTTCACTGGCGACAATGCTACCCAAGCTGTCTTTGCACCATCTAACCACGTTCTCAGATGATGCCCTCTGCCAAGCTATGTGGTCCGCATACTGGTATAATTGATAAGCATAATGAAAGCAATCGTCCTGAGTTAAGTTCTCCATTTGTTCTACAGACAGTGTTTCGGCTATGGCAAATTCTGGACCAAACTTAGTTGGCGCTATATTGCTTCCGGTTATATAGGTGTCGATCCCAGACAGAAACTTCTGTAGCCTATCTGCTGCGCTCAATTTTATCCCTCCAATACTCTATATCTTCGTTCCATTTCAATTCAACCAGCGTGATACCATTGATTCTACACCATTCTTTTTTATCTAGGTCGCGTTTCTTTGCTTTTGCGAACCCTGCTTTGCTTTTATGAAAAAATGGAACAAACTCATAGTGTTGTCTGCCATGAACTTCAACCCCCATTTTAACATTTGGAATTAGGAAGTCAAGGTATAAAACAGATTTTTTTGCCGGATTTACCGATCCCGGTAACTTTACTTCTTCTAATATATTATAACCATGAAACACCTCGTGTATTAGGTCTCGGGCTTCAGAGTGATATTTCGATACTCTTGATCTGTCATTACGCATATACTTTTTGAGATCAAGATTGTATTCCCTTCCGTTTAGGCCCACGACCTTCACAGTAAGATCTCTCTAATTTGGTCATATATAAAGCTAGTTATCGTCTCGTTGTTCTCTAAGAATGAAGTTAATTTTTCCATACCTTGGAATTTAAACGCTTTCTCCACCTCTTCGTCTGAGTCTGGGTTCACACCACCTTCTGTCAGCCAGCTTCTAATGGTGGGGTCGTCTTTGTTTTCAATAGCTGTGCTTAGGGTATACCATGCCCCGCTGCGTTTGACTAGAGCAAACTCGTTTGCAATCTGTGCTATTTCTTGGACCTCATCGATACCTGTTCCGTATCTAATCCAGCTCATTGCCGTAGAGTTGGGAATCCCTCCAGCAGCAGAGGTTTTAATCACCCAATTGGCTACTTGACCCACGTCCCTGCCGCTGTCGTTAGTGGTGTCCCACTTGCCCCTGTGTGTTATGACCATATTGGTTCCAGCTTGGAACTGTAACATATTCCCGCAGTCAGCCATCTTTGCGGGTGACCACCTGCTACCACCAGTATTAGCAATATTATGAGTTATGAAGATGAGAATAGCCTTGGTTCTTGCCACGTCATTACTGATACGCTTTAAGAACATAGAGAGCAGGCGAGGCAGGGCGTTGCGAACGCCGGTACGAATCTCGCCATCTAGTTCATCTTGCGGAACCATATTAGACGCAGAGTCCACAATAGCCACGAGGTCCGGGGTGCCCTTGACGTGTGCCTCTAAAGTATTCAAAAACTTCTCGGCTGACACAACTGGCTGGTTATCGGTTGCCTGTACGATTTTAATATCTTCCACACTCAGGTCTTTTATGCCTGTAAAGTTCTCCTTGGTCAGGCGGCCCTCGGTGTTAAAGTAGTACACCTTTTTACCAGCTTTTTGCGCTTTAGCTGCGAAATAGAGAGCAGTAGTCGTTTTTCCAGTCTTGGGGTCGCCCGTGATCACCACGCAGCTACCCTCTCTCAGTCCACCACCGAGAGCAATGTCTAATGCTGGAGATACGCCTAGAATCTCGAATTCTTCTAAGCTGGCCAGTACTTTGCTACCAGACTCAATAATATCCCCATATTTACTGTTGATCTGATTGCTTACAATGTCGTCGTCAAATGTGACTTTATTCTTCTTCTTCGGCATACAGGTCGATACTCCTGAGTTTGTCTATTTGTGATCTCTTACCAAAAGTCTTCTTTCTAGAAGTAGCGTCGTTCTTGACTTTTAAATCCTGATGACTATCAGCTTCTTTAGAGGCTATCCACTGATACTTTTTAATAATTTCTACGGCCTTTGGGTGTTTAAGTGAGAAAATATTGGCTCTGTTAAATTCTTCAGAATTGACAGCCTTAACCAAAGCCTGCTCACTAAATCTTTTGTCGCTCAAAAGGCCGTTGGCAAGAGTCATCTGATACCGAAATGTATGCTTCCAAGGCTCTGTGTTCCAAAACTTGAATGGCAATGACCCCTGATTTTTATACTCTGCTTTTCTTTGGCACATAATCTCCGCAACGTATGCCGCGCATGTGCAGTGATCCCCAGTGCTTTCATGCTGGTATCTACTTTTCTCAGTTCTCTTACGTTTTTTCATTGTAGATGATTGCCTCTTCAAAACACTCGTCGATTTCATCAGTTAGTTCCTTCTCGACTATCAATTCGGGTGTAAGCCACATCTTTTTGTGCATCTTACCGCCTTCTAGTTTTCCCGTGGTGTAATACTGCCTGCTTTCGCCACCCATCTGCCCCATCACAGATCTAACTAGATAGACAGCCTCAGCGTCTTCAATATCTATTGTAACCTCATGAGACCTGAATTGCAAGTGTAATTCTTCGACAAATGCTCCACTATCCTTACACGCCTGTTTAATCAGCTTCCATCCAATTTGGTGGTCATAAAAGAACTCTTCGCCATTTGTTAGTTTACACTTAATCCAAACAGCGTCTTTATTGGTCCGATATGCTTCCAACCATTTGTCGTTATTCATTTTATACTCGTTATGCATTGATTCTTGCGAACACCCTGACCAGACATCTTTCCCCTCAAGTTGTCTGCCATCTCGGAAGCGTTAGGGGTCATAATAGTAGATCCCCCATTGCGAGCAAATTGCTCACTAATATCCTGTGGGTCCGTAGACTCCTTTTTGCATTTTGCAATATGCTTCTTGACTATTGGCTGTGCCCTATCCAGATCTTTGCAGAGCGTGTTAAGGTCATGCTCCTCGCAAAAACTTTCTATATAAAACTTCTCGGATTTGCTAAGTGGCCCCTTTTTAGTCATTGGACAGTCCCCTTCTAGCTCTTGTCATGTAAATAGAATTATTAGTTTTCAAGTACAACATATAAAAATCAAAAGTCCCCTTGGATACTGGCGTCATTTTTGTCTGCAAATCTCGCGTTCGGTTGCCATATGAACCCAAGGGGTCAAGGGGTACGCTTTGGTACACCCTTATATAATATGTCTCTCGGTCGTTTTTTACAATTACTTTTGCATAACTTTTCTCTTTTGTTTCAGAATTTATCTGCTTGGCATTCTTGTTAAAGAGTATCTCTGCACGCCCATCAACAGGGATATGCTTTTCTACGTACTTCATCTCTTACCCTCCAGTATTTTTTATCATAAGGTGGTCTATGCCTCTAAGGCTTGTAAAATCCTACCCAGCAGCCCGTTACGCTGGATGTCAGAATAAGTTAATTCACACACGCCCACACCTTCTATGGGACTCAAGCGGCGGATACACTCCTGTAGACCACTCTTGCCTCTTATGTCGGTTTGGTCTACATCGCCATTGATTAACACCTTGGAGTCTTTACCCATTCTGGTTATGAACATTTTTATTTGTTCAAAGGTGCAGTTTTGCGCTTCGTCTAGAAGCATATAGGCGTTATGAAACGTAGCACCCCTCATGGTTTCTAATGGGGCATAACAAATTTTGCCTTCATTTGAATACAGCCCATAATAAGCTTGGGTCAAGAAGTACTTTAAGTTTTCTTCCATTGGGCCTTGGTAAGGAGCAATTTTCTCAAATAGTTCTCCCGGCAAAGAGCCTACGTCCTTCCCCGTGCAAACCAAGGGTCTGGTAACGATTATTTTTTCTATCTTTTTGGCGTGTAGGTGTTCTGATGCGACTCCTGACGCGACAAAAGATTTACCCGAACCGGACGGCCCAGAGCAAAAAATAACATCGTTCTCTATTATAGTTCTAATATAGTCTTTTTGATTATCAGTTTGAGCCTCCA